TCTTTAAAGGTTGGCCGGCAGCAGGCGGAACTGGCCATGACGCAGTTCCTCGTTCATGCGTTTCAGTTCCGCCACCTGGTCGCGGCCGGTGGCCACCACGCGGTTCAGCCCGTCCACGATCGGCGCCTGCTGGCCGCGGCGGGCTTCGGCCGAAAGGGAAAACGCCTCCCGCGTCCCCTGGCTGAACGCGCCGACGGTGGCCAGCCGCTCGGAAACTTTGCGCGCCGTCTCGTCGGCCGACGGCTGGGGCTGCGGCTGGTTGGCGTGGGCGTTGAGCTGGGCCGCTTTTTGTTGGGCCTCGTCCTGCAACTGGGCCGTGCGGTTCCAGAAGGTCCGCGTGTCCTTCAGCAACAGATGGCCGGCGGCGTCCTCGAAGGAGGCGGCCGCCTGGCGGGCCAGCTCATCGGCAAAGGCGTGCAGCGGCGCCGCGGCGTCTTCCGAGAACAGCCCGGTGACCCAGGCGACGATCTTGGTGCCGGCCGCGATCAGCCCCTCGATCACGCCGGCCACGCTTTTGAAGATCAGCTTGGCCGGCTCCACCACGGTGGCCAGGGTGATGGCGCCGAGAACTTTGATCGTGTCCGCGATCAGTTCCAGCGAGCCGCGCATGGACTGGGTGCTGGCGTCGATCAGGCCGAAACTCTCCACCAGGGCCTGCACGGCGGGGGCGATGGCTCCGGTGATTTCTTCCGAAATGCGGCTCACGTTGGCCTGGGCCCGAGTGAAGGCGTCATTCATGTTTTCCGCGGCCGCCGCGGCCGGCCCGCTCACCGCATCGCCGAACCGCTGCGCCTCGGCCGTCAGCTCGCGGAGGTTCTGCGCGCCGTCGGCGAACAGCGGCAGCAGGTCGGTCCCCGCGCGGCCGAAGATGTCGCGCACGGCCCGGATCCGCTCTCCCTGATTGCCGATCTGCTGGATCGCCGCCGCGATCCGCAGGAATTGCTGGTCGGGCGAGAGCTGCGCCTGTTGGGCCACGTCCAGGCCGAGGCGGGAAAAGACTTCCGCCGCGCTCCCCCCTTGCGCCGCCGCGGTGGCGATCCCGTCGGCCGCCCGCTCCATGGCGGCTTGCAGCTGGCCCGCTTCCACGCCGGCCAGGTTGGCGGCGTATTGCAGCCCGGAGAGGACCTCGGTGGTGGTTCCCAGCCGGATGGCCTGCTTGCGCACGTCATCGAGTCGCTGAGCCGACGAAAGGAACCGATCGACGATGGCCCGCAGGGAGAGAAACGCCGCGGCCGCGCCGGCCGCCTGCACGGCCATCGAACGCAGCCCGGCGCCGGCCGCCTGCCCCACGCGGCTGAAGCTGCCGATCCGCCGGGCCGTCTCGTCCAGCCCGCGGGCCACGCCGCCGGTGTTGGCGTTGATGGCGATATTGAGGGTGGCGACGTTGGACAAGCTGTAGTTCATCCGTCCGATCCGTCGGATCGGTCAGATCGGACGGATCAAAGTTCACCCGAAGGCCCGCATGAGTGCGGCGTCGATGGCCGCTTCATCCATCGGCGTTTGTTCCAGCGGATCGTCCGGATCCAAAAATGGCATGAAGTCGGCCGGCTTCTGGGCCTCTTCACTCCGCCCGCGCCAACGGTTGGAAAGCGTGGCCGCCAGGATCCCCATCCGCAAGTCGCTGCGCACGTCCCCGAACGGTTCTGCCGCGTACAGCTCCGCCCAGTCGTGGAACTCTTCCGCCGTGAGCCCCCACGGTTCTTCTCCCAGTCGGCTGGGATGGGGGCACCCCAAGGCCAGGCAGAGCCGATAGGCGAACCGCCGCAGCCGGCTCAGTTTTTTTTTGTTGCGTCGTCGCCGGCCTCCTGGCTCGGGGGCTCGGGTTTCTGGAACAGACCGTTGAAGTCGAGCGCCTTGTCGCACAGCTCCTGGAGCACCGGCAGCTCCAGCTCGCAAACGGCTTGTTCGCCGGTTTCGTACACGAAACCGCCGTTGTCATCGATCACCGATTGGCTGACCACAAACCCCATCAGCACGCCGGCCGCTTTTCCCGCCGGCCGCGCGCCGCCGCACTGATCGTCAATCTCCAGCAGCGCGTGCGCGGAGAGTTTGCGGATGTTGACCGCGGCCCCGTCCAGCGCCGCGCACTGGATTTCCGTGGTGCGGGCTCGCAGCCGATCGCGGATTTCCTGGCGGGTGCCCATAGCGTGCTCCTAGTAAGGATCGGTCGGATCGGTCAGATCATCAGGTGCTGGCGAATCCGGCGTCGCCGGTCTTGCCCAGCGTCACGCTGCACATGATCAGATCGTCGAGCGGAATTTCTTCCCCCAGGCCGATCACCGCGGCGCTGAAGNNGGTTTTGGTGGGGAAGGCCGTGGTCGGATACGTGACCCGGAAGTTTTTGGCCGTCCGCAGCTTCAGCAGGGAGCTGAGGTACTTGTGGCTGTTGCTCCCCGGGTCATAGACGATGTCCAGCGTCGCTTCGCCGGCGTCGACCAGGCCGAACAGGTATTCGTGAAAACTGCCGGTGGTGTCGAGCGTGGTGCATTCCTTCTTCGCTCCCTTGGCCTCGCCGGTCCGCACGCCACGGATCTGGGCGATCGCCGTGTAGGCGGTGCTGGGGTGCTGGACGGAAATGGCCGTCCCTGTGCCGAGTCGTTTTGCCATGATTTGCTCCGCAAATAGAGGAGTTGAGAGGTGAGCAGGTGAGCAGGAGAGCAGTCTCTTTCACCTGCTCCCCTGCTCTCCTGTTCTCCTGTTCTAATCTTCATGCCACACGGTTACCGTCAGCGCCGCCAACTCGATCCCCTCGTCCACGCCATTTCCCTTGACCAGGTAATCGTCGGCCACATCCTCCACGAAGATCCCTTGCGCCTCGGCGCTGCCGAAGTCGCCGTCGTAACCGTGCAGCGCGTCGCGCACGGCGTCGGCCAATTGCTGGGCCACGTCGAGGTCCGTATCGTGGCACTCCACGTCGAACGTGGTTTTGCGGACGTCGATTGCCCCGTCCAGCGTCAACGGCGTCTGCTGGCCGCTGCGGCCCAGCCAGATCCGCGGCGTGGGTTGTCCCTCCGGCACGTAACCCTGGTGGATATTGGCGCCGACGATCGCCGCCACGCCGGTGCTGGCGGCAAGCAGCGAGCGGAGGTTTTGGGCCACGTCAGCCATGATCGGTCGGATCCGTCAGATCGGTCTGATCGGTCGGATCGGTGCTCACTCCATGTTTTCCAGGTTCACGAGGTTCAGGTCCGCGGCCATCGAGGCGCGAAACCGCCGCTCCGCTTCGGGCATCGCCTTGCGAAACGCTTCCTGGCGAAAGTCGCGCCCCGGCACGCGGCCGGCCACGGTCCCTCCTCCCCGCACCCCGGTCCTCCGGCTGACGCCGGCCGTCCGACCGTTGCGGGAGAGCGTCCCGCCGCGGGCGATCCGGTGGCCGAACAGCACCAGGTGCAAATACTTTTCCGGGTTCCGCCCGGTCTTGGCGTCCTTGGCCCCCCGCTTGATGCCGACGATCGCCACGCCGCGGCCGCTCGGATACACCTTCACTTTCTTGGCCACGCTCCGCCGCAGCGTGCCGGTGTCTTTGGGCGCCGCCCGCTTGTATTCCCGCCGCATCGGCACCAGGGCCGCGCTCATCGCGCGGCGCAGCATCCGCCGCTGCACGGAGCCTTTGAGTTGTTTCAGTTTCTCGATCGCCTCCGCCGTGCCGCGGACTTCGATCCGGATGCTCCCTCCCAGCGCGGCCATCGCTACAGCTCCTCCCCAACCACGACATGCAGCTCCCGGCCGATCTCGGCCAGGTTGCGCACTTCCAGGATGTGAAAGATCCGGCTCCCAAACTTCAGCCGCTTGTCCCGGGTCACGTCACTGCGATACCGCATCCGGACCAGGTGGGTGGCGGTGGGGTACTGCTGCCGCGCCAGTTCTCCCTCCCGTCCGCTGAGCTGCTCAATGGCCGCCGGCAGCCGGTCCTCCACCAGCGTCCAACTCTTCTGGCTTCGCCCCCGCGCATCGAGCGTGGTGGTCCCCGAAAGGGTTTGCAGCGCCACGCGATGTCTGAGGAGTCCGGCGCGCATAGCTGTCCTAATAACGGCTCAGTCCGATCAGCGCTTCCACCCCATGCGGCACCGGC